CTTGTGATGATCTACTGCAGAATTAAAAGACTTTAATACTCTATCTATAATTGATGGGGTGTCGTCTTTTCCATATTGAGTGTCGCCTATGCTGTATACAGCTGTTAAATCTCCTGAAGCAGATACAACTTTACTTGGTGACCATTTACCAATACCTGCTAGCAATTGTTCTAAATCATAATCTGGTTTGGTATTTACTTTTGAAGGAACTACATTAACTCTAAATGACTCTAACCAATCACCGTTAAACGTTTGCCAACGTGATCTACGGTGAGAAACTACTACCCATTCTGCTGGATCTAATTTTGCCTCTATTAATATCTCTTCTGCTCCTGGAGTATTACCATCTGGTCTAGGAGTAGAGATAACAAAGCCGCCATCTGTACCGATCTCAGAACGTGGTCGCCATGCTTCTGGAATACTTTTATTAGATTTATCTGAGCCTTGATTACCAGCCTGAATTATTGAATCATAATCATCTGCTAAAGACATACACAATCTCCTTGTCGGTGGTCACGAACAGCAGTCTTACCGAATGTTCCACCGGCACGACGGAGTAACATAAATAAATCCTTAGTGCTTAGCTCGTCGTCTTCAATAGCTAAGTCTAATGCCTTTTTATCTTCTTCAGAAAGGGTTGAGGCCCATTGCCCCACAATGCATAGCTTTAATGCATTTAATGATTTAACTTCTGTGTATAAATCTTGCAACGACATATCTTCCTCCAAATTTAGTCCAATTGCAGTACTAGGCCCTAGAGGAGTCCTCTAAGACCTAGTACTAGCATACAACGAATTAGTAAGAAGTGCTAGCTCCATCGCTGAAGTTAGGGTTCGTACGCATTGTTGCAGACTTGAAGATTCTACCGTTAGCTTGAGTCATGCCGGCCTCAGGAGAGGTCTGCTTCATGTAGTTAGAGCTAATACGATACTGAGCTCCGTTACGATTTGAATGAGACGCTGGGACGTTGCTACGAATACCCACAGGCTGTGCGTATGGGTCTCCTGCCTGTGCGCCCTTCTTCTTAATAAGTGTGCCAGCTTCTGGTGACGCAGAAGGAGAAGTAAACTTAATTCCATCCTTGTTCATAGGCTTGCGTGGTGCGCCAGTCTTTGCCATTCCGGCTAAAGATTCCTCTGGGCTAGGATTTGATGATTTGGCCATATCTACTTCCTTTAAGGTTGAGTTGAGATCTCAGAAGCTAGTTTACGCTAATTGTAAAAACTATGGCGCTAATCTGACCGTCTCTTGAATCTACGGTAGTAAATCCTGGGCGGCAGGTTAGGTCAAGTCCTCTAGGGGCAACGTAACCCCGGGCAATAGCAATTGCTTTTACAGCTTGGTTTACTGCAGAAGCTCCAACGGCACGTAGCTTTACGTTTGGATTCTCGTACAGGGCGTGGGCTATAGCTGACCCCACGGATTGGGCATTAGATCCTGCGCTTACACGCAAGAACTTTTCTTCGTCTTTTTGATCTGTCACAAGTAGTGTTCCTTTGGTATCGATTAGTGATCGCCCTCAGGAACAAGTATCAAGGCTTTTCTCTATATTTGGGGTCTAAAACATTCTTTATTATCTGCTTTTCATACGCTAGGTCAGCCTCTCCCGCAGCCAATCTAGCGAGAGCATAAGAGTCTGCAGCATTGTCATCCATGAACTCTATGCCCCATTTTTTGTACACATTAAGCAAAATTTGGTTCTTTTGAACCCCCGTACCTTTTCCAGTAACATACTTCTTTAGCACAGCTGGTGGGATGATTAGAGGGTATTTAGCGTCCTCTACGTCGTAGAACCAACACTTTAGTTCTAACTTGACCATGCCGCCTAGTTCTCCAGCCATATGGGCCATCTGAGCCCCGTACGAGTACCCTTCCATAGCGACACCTTTTACGTTCGTAACTCGGTCACCCAAGAAATTTCCAACAAATGCCTGGATAGCAGATAACCGCTCTACCCCACGACCAGGACCTTGAAACACCTCAGTGTAATAAGCTCCATCTTTGGAGTAAGCGGTTATAGCAAATCCACTATAAGACTGATCTATCCCAATGTATTTATCACACGGATGGTCTAAAGGTAATCCACCGTCGATTACTTTAGGATTCTGTTTTGGCACGGCGCTCGCGTTCATCTATAACCATTTGCACTGTGCCAAAGTATCCGGCACCATCTACAAGGTTATCTCGCTTAGGTAGATAAGACTCTCGTGCTAGCTTTACTCCGACCATACAGAGTCCGACTTGTTCAGGGGTGACTTTGATCCCCAATACAACAGACCAAATGTCAGCAATGCGCTGAAAATTATCCAAAGGGTGGTCGTAACTAGCGTTACGGTCACCAGTGATGAGGCGCTGAGCTTCTTCGAGAACAGTCTCATGTTGTGAATTTTCTAGCACGAGATCTAAAGCCTCCTCCATCTGAAGTGCGTCGTGTAAGTTCTCTTGATACAACTTGCGAATCTCTTTCAACATTCTCTGCCCTCGTCTCTAGTAATTTTCTAAAAGCATACTTTATATCTAAGTCGTGTTTAAGTTTCTCAACCTCTGGGTCAACTGTAATTGTTGCTTTAACTACAGCGACTCTGTCGCCTTTTCCACCTTGCCAGTTATTAACCATACATTGGGCTTCAATAGAATCTACAGCCCTCTCAGCTTCGCGCTCATTTATTACCGCTATAGCTCTAGCCCCTGATAGGTGATCGTTCCATTGAGTAAACTGAACAAAGAGATCCATAAGACCTTCGTCGTCTAACTCTGTAATATCTCTAGGTAGCTGTGGTATTTCAAAATCTGGTTTTGCTGAAAGAGTTATGCCTAGTTCAGACAGGGACTCTAATACTTTTCTGCTGATGCTCATTTATCTCCCCTAAATGGCTCACAACGTTTGCAGCCTTTTGTTGCGTCAATACTACACACAGGCGGCCTATTATTGTCTACGGCCCATACTACGTCAAGTGCGTTATCAAAGATCTCTTTTACAAACTCAGGGTTGTAGGCAACAGAAAACTCTTTATAGTCCTGGTTTGACTTTAGCTCATAAATAAAAACTATCTCTTCTGGTGCGGACTCTAAAGTACCCTCTTCAACCATAAGGTGAGCTAGGTGTAGGTATACCTGCCCCTGGAGTATGTGTGATCTAAATGGCTGACGAATATTTTTCCAAGCAGAATCTAAGTCAACCCCGCCATTAAATAATGCCGGCATCTCCATACGAATTGTTCCCGGGCCTACTGACTTAATCTCTATTAGAAAGTCTTCCCCGAGTCCCTTTACCCAACCATCAGAATGGCCTGAGATTCTGTGCTTTGGGCTAGATAAAGGGACTTCTCGATACTCATAAATACCGGTTCCAAGGTTAACCTCGTTAGATACACCCCAAACATACTTATTGTCTGTATCGCAATACCATTTGCCATAAAGGACGCCCATATCGTTTAACCAGCCCTGCCACTTGGCGTGAACAGAATGGCCAACACTAAATATAGAACTAAGTCTGAGAGTAGGCTTCTCTCTAACCTCAACATAATTTCCATTTAATGCGTGGTAGGCTGCAAGAGCACACCACTCAGGCTTAATTATGTCAGAAGGGTGGAGCACATCCTGCGAACGCTCATCAAAAGGTTGAGCGAGCATATGACGTTCCATATACCCCAATAAACGAGTCTCTCGCTTATTAGCATCTAAGAAAGCTTTGAGCTTCTTACTAGAGACTGTTTGAGATTTTGCCACTTATTTTTCCTTTTCTAACCATTCATCCAGGGTAAGGCCTTGTTTTTCATACTTACGCTTCATAGCATTACGTTCTCTGTGGGACATGCCCCCAAAGATTCCATGAAGTTCGTCGTTGTTTACAGCTTCACGTAAACATTGCTTGCGAACAGGGCAGGCAGACTTACCGTCTTTGCCCCAACATATCGCCTTAGCTTTGTCTGCAATTGGCTTGTATAGTGCTTTGTCTCTTGGTGGAAAAAAGATTTCAGTGTCTTCGCCACGACACTTTGCATCATATCTCCAAGCCCAGGGAGGATTTTCCCTGTTGTCCAATTATTCTCCTTGTAGTGAGTTTCTAAGTTCAAAGAAATCCTCCTCTCCAAGTATTACGTAGTTCTCCCCGTCAAGGTGTATACCAAGAATAGGTATACGTCCATCAAGAATAGCCTCCTTAGTAATCTTCTTAAGAACATCTGACTTAACAGTGACCTGCTTTTTACCAGTCCACTTATGCTCAATCAATAGTTCTTTGTTTCTTACATCGCCTTTTCTAGACCAAAAAGCTCCAGAAGCAGCAGACACAGATCCGCCGATTACTTTTGCAAGCCTATTCTCATGCTTGCGTGATTGCTTTTGACCCTCAGTCTTCATTACCGACCATTAAGACGGGTTGAGACTTTAAGGTATCAAGAACAGCCTTG